TGCGGTCCTCTATATTCTGTTCTTTCTGACCCTCTGCATTAGCCCTTACCTGTGCCAACTGCATGTTAAAGTCAAACTCAGCCTGCATTAACTCTCGCTTAATTTCAGCCTCAGCTCTAAGCCTTTGTATTTCAAACTGAGACCTAGCCTGCTCTATACTGACTTTTTCTTGTGTCAGTGCCTGTTGTTTCTGAACCTCAGCCATTGCAGCCTTTTCAGCAGCCTCAGCGTTAGCCTGTCCCTGTGCCTGAATGTTTTGCATCTGAGCTTGTCTTTCAGCTTCAGCCTTCTTCTTTCTCTTTTGCTTAAGTATTTCGTTGGCAAGCTTTATGTTCTGTATCTCTCTGATGTCTATAACATCCTCTATGTCTATGCCACCAGACTTTAACGCAATCTGTATGTTCTGCTCTAACTGAGCCTTGTCCTCATCCTCTGGCTCAAGCTCAAGGTATATACCAAAGTCATGTAGGTGTAACTTACTTATCTCCTGAAGAGTACCCACATTGTATGCACTTATAGCCTCCTGTAGTGAGTTGTTTGTCAATGCAAACTCAATAGAGTCCGCTATCCTTAATGATATGTTTTCGCACGTTCTGGCAGACAAATACAGGCTTGACTGTAGTATGTGTCGTGTAGCTACGTTTGATGCGTTAGCGGCAAGCTTTTGAAGTCCTACAAGGGTGTCCTCCATTGGTGCGCTACCATCCCTAGCCTCATTGAGTCCAGTCACATCTCTAATCATCTGTAAGTAATACTGGTATGTGTTTATCAACGCACCTATCTTAGCCTGACCATTAGACGTACTCAGCTCTTGAATTGGAACCTTACCCCTATTCATGTCACCCTCCTGGGTTAAAGACCTACCAAGTATACTACCCGTTTGGAAGTACATGTTTAATGCCTCCTGTGGACTGTAGTTTGTACCGTTTCCTAAGTCAACTTCTGCAAGTCCGTCTATGTCTAAATAAACACCGTCAGGAACAAGCTTTGATATTACCTGCTGTATCTTTAGGTTTGTTATGTTTATCATGTCAGCAAACCCAGTAATCTTACTTACCGTTGACTCTATTCTTCCCTTGTACATACGAGGAGATGATATAGCGTAGTTCATCTGAACCTTACTAGTGTCAGCATATGGCCTGGTCATATTCTCAGAAAGCTTCCAGTCAATCATCTGGTCGTAACCAAGAATTTTAGCCCCAGTATACAAAACCTCTATAGTTCTGGATACCTTTTTAAATGTGTCTGATGCTGGTGGGTCAAAAGAATCTGTTTTTTCTATAATCTTTTCAAGACCATTCCCAGTTTGTTTTAACTTAAACACCTGGTTCATATATGTCTTGTACTCAAAGTATAAAACCTGTACCGTGTTCTCGTCATAGTCGTTCCAACCAACAACATAGTCAGTCCTGTTACCCATCTTAGATATCCTGTCTAGTTCCTCTTCAGATATGAATGGGTACTGCTTCTTAAGCTCTGGTATTGTTATGGACCTAACCTCCCCTACATAGTATATATCCTCAAAGTTTGGGTCTTCAGTGTATGACCAAACCATTTTAGCTGGGTCACAGTAATCTATAACTACACCCTCAGCTTTATTCCAACTAGTCTTTACAGCAGAAATACCAAGAACCGTAAGGTCATAGTTTAATCTCCTCCTGATTAACTCAAACTTATTTTTGTCTAAGGTATTGTTTATAACCTCCTCCTCAGCTATCTCTATAGACGGCTTGTACTTAAGCTGCATATGAATAGATATCTCCTCCTCAGTTTCTGGGAGGCTGCTTTGGTCTGGTGTGCTGTATAGGTCAAGACCCATTGTTTGTTTTATCTGCTCTATCTCAGCCTTGGCTGTAATGTCCCTCAATAAACCAGATGCGTAGTTTGTTCTTTTCTTTATAGACTCTGGGTCTTGTGCGTATGCATTAATCTTGTACTTCTTTTCAGACATGCCGTTGACCACGATGTCAACAAACTTAGATATCACTGGCACTGGCTTCCAGTCTAGGTTAAGGTATGAAAGGTCACCGTTTATAGACAACTCGTCCTTATACTTCTGTATTGGCTGCTCACCTCTAGCGTACAACCTTAGATTGTGGTATCTGTTCCAGTTAGTGGCAAACCTGTTACCACTTCTCCCCCCATGAAACCACTCACCCTCTATAGCTCTTCCTACTTGAACGCCATACTCAAAGCTCTTTTTTTCCTCGTCACTAACGACTTGGCTTGGGAACGAACTATTTGGATTTGTGCTTATATTCATCTATCTATTATTTTAGAAATACTACCAGTATTGTCATATCTTTTAAAGCCAAGGCTGATGTTATTTCTAACCACTTTGTTTATAGGTGCGTATCTATTTTTGTTACAGGCCATTACTGCCAGTCCTGAACTAATAGACGCATCAAACTTCGTTCTGTTGTTTATATCAAACCTTGACCAGTCATTTAATGTTCTGTCGAAATACATATCCCCGTACTGGTCATCACCTATGACACCAACGCACTCGTCTATGTAAGTTTCTATTGCGGCTGCATGAGCCTGCTTAATGTCTTCACTTGAGTTAGGTATGCCGCCTATCTCTTTTTCTGTCTGTGAAAGGTTGTTCCAAACCCTGTCTGGTCTGTTCATAGAGTATCCCCTATAACCCCTTCTCTTAACGTGGTATAAAAGTCTTGGCTTGTTATTTTCACAAAGTATTGGCATACCGTAAAAAATAATAGCCATTAATATATCCTCAAAAAATATCTCAGCGGTCTGTGGCCTGGATATATACTCCAGAAAAAAGTGGTTTGCTGGTGCCTCCTCCATAGAGAATTTTGTCAATCCGTGTAGAGAACCATTTGAACCTACGCCACTTACGGTCCCTGATATGTCGTAACTGTCACAACCAAAGGCTCCTATATGCTCATTGCCAGGATACTTAACCCCATTCTTTAGTATTACTCTATTTTGCAGATTTATTGGGGGAACCCATGAAATTAAAAATCTTCCGTTGTTACTAGGTAGGAATACTACCCTTGTGTCTTTTATACCATTCTCCCACTGAAAGTTACCCTTGCTGAGTATGTTGGTGTTTCTAAGGTCCTGATTATAATCTATCTGCTGGTATATCCTGGTCAGATTAAACAAAGAGTTCTTAGCCTCATCCCTAAATGCATGCTCCACTGTTCTAGGAAACTGCCTGTAAAATTCATTAAGACCATCCTGGTCGTTCTTTAAACCCTCTACCTCGTTCTGCCAGTAATCAATGACACCCATTTGTATTTGGCTACCAAACGTGTCAAGCACCTTTTCTTCTGGTGTTTCAAACACAGGGTATCCGTACTCGTCTATGTACCCCTCGTAGTTCCACTCCATTGGTATAAACAATCCGTAAAGACCAGATGCTGTCTGCCCGTTGGCATTTCTTTTTGATACATCAGAGTTCTCGTAAAGCTTCTTAAAGTTTTCACCACCCTTGTCCAAAGAGTTTGATGTGCTACCCATCATGCACTTACCAATAACCCTACTACCCAGCCTCAGACATGTCTTAGTAACCCTCCAGTTGTTTAGTATGTTTGTAGGCTTCTCCCACTTACCACTCTCATCATGAACCAACAGGGATAGCTTCTCACCATCGTAGGAGTTGTCTCCCGTGTTCTTCCAGTCTATAGTAGTGTCAAGACCCGTGATATCCTCAACCTTGTTGTTACTGTCCAGCTTTTTTCTAGTAAACTTAGACGCTGGTACACGATATGCAAGCTCTGTCTTAGGTCTATCCATACCATCCTGTATGGGTTTAAAAAAGAACGGGTAGTTTACCGATATCGGCACCACCTTATCTGTGAACATCTTCTTTGCATCTGGTCCTGTCTTAGACAGTATACCAAACCTTGAGTCGCTGGATAGTGTTGCTAAGTTTACAGTTTCTGCTGATGACATAAAGGAAAACCCAGAACGTCTGTTCTTCAGATAGCACATCCCGTAGCTTCTGTGGTCTGCCTTACACGCCTCCCAAAATATAAAGAACAACCTGTTAGACTCTCTGAAGTCTGGCTTACCAACGTCTATCTTAGACCACTGTAGATAATTGTAGTGAGAGCCAGTTATATATGTTGGCTTCTTTTTATTTACGAACCAAAAACCCTCTTCCCTCCTAGTAAACTCTGTGTCTATATAGTCAAACCACCTGTTCTTAAACTCATCTGGTGCCTCGTTCCAGTCAAACACGCTTTTAAACCTAGATAGTTCTTTCGGGTATGGTATGTGTTCCCACTTACTTTCACTAAACTTAGTCACATTTGACTCAGCTGGTAGGGCTATCTTAAGTCCCTGTATTTCGTATATGTCCCCAATCTGTCCAGTCTTGCTTATAACCACAACATCGTGGTCCTTGTTATAGCCGTACACCCACTTCTTACCCTTGTTCATCCTCTTTAGAACGTGAGGCTTTATGTGGTCATCTATTATATTTAATAGTGTCTGTTCGTACATTACTTCTTAGACCTGTTTTCAGCAAAACCAGAGAACACCTTTTTAGGTTCCTCAACTTTAGTAATATTGTTAAGCATGTTCTCCTCCTCGTTAATCCTGTTTAGGATTTCAAAGGCATCAAATATTGCAAGCTTTTTAGTAGCCGCAGCGTTCTTTAATCTGTCCGCTGATACATCATCCTCACCACCAGTAACTATCGGCTCCCTAGCCACCTTAATTAACTCCTCAACCGCTGTTCGTCCAGCTTGGATTATATTTAGTTTCGCCTCCTTCGTCTCCATAGGTCAAAGCAATATTTTTAGATTTCATACAATATAATAATTCACCGTCCACCACAAACTCAAACTCTGACTCTGGAGTAAAACCCACAACCATTCCTGGGTGTACATCGTGTTCTTCAAGCATCTTGTTGCCGTACCTAAGTATACCAGTAAGTGGCTTCTCCTTCTGAGATGACCAATCATCGTCATTAACAACTGGCTGTACAAAACAGTAGTCAAGGTGTGACTTGTTGTCCCCATAAAGATATATCTGCTCTGGTGAGCAAGCATACAGGTCATCCTTTATATGACTACGGCTGTTCTTCTCGTTACCCCTTATGTCGTAAAACCTCCTAAACACATTATGGTGGACCGTCACCATGTCACCAACCCTGATGTCGGTTACAATGGATAGTGGTGTGGCTATTACCTCAGCCTCGTTACTAACGCTCTTGTAACTCTCAATCTTTGTGTTGGTCACAAAACTAACCCCACCAATCTCCTTGGTATTGTTGTACCTGCCAGATACAGGCTTTATAATAAAGTCATACACACTCCTCATGCGTGTTAGTATTTTAGGTCGTACTCCACAGATATACCCATGTTCTTGTTGAAGTCCTTCCAAGGCATAATCTCATCGTTCTTGGTTATGTATATCCTGTACACATTATCCTTTTCGATGTCCTCTATGTTTGACACGCAATGGCCACCATATACTTCCTGTCCTACAGCATAGTGCATGGCATTGTCCTTGTATTCCTTACCTATGGTTATCTTCCTTATTATAGACACAGCTACTCAGTTTCAACCTTAGTGTACGAACCGTCTGATAGGTCTATGTTGATAGCACCATACTTATCCTCAAGCTCCTTCTTAGTAGTATTAGAGTCACCTAGTACCTCAATGTACGCCTTTAAAAGACCATCTTTTTCGGTCTCTATAAAACCTATTCTCTTAAGTAGGTTGTTTAACTCTACCTGCTGCTCAACAATCTTGTCAAGCTCTTCTTTTTCTATTTTCATTTAATTTAATTTAATTTTTCTGTTTTTATGTTTCTTCCTCAGGTTGAAACTCGTATTTCCAATTATTAAAAGCACCAGGTATTGCAAACATTGTGACCTTATTGTCATCTATTTGTTCTGTGCTTTCTATGCCTGTGTAGCTAGTAATTGATTGGTCTTCGTTATATCTGACAAAATCCCAAGTGATTGCTGTATTAGGTACAACGTAAGTGTTATCTGTTATGTATCCGTAGCGATTCATTAAGTTAATACCCCCATAAGAAAAAACCTATGAGGGTATTTATTTATTTTTAAGATAAAGTTACACTGATAACTGTGGTAGCAGTAACAGTACAAACAGTTAATGCGCCTGTATCAAGAGCAAGGAACATGTCGCCCTTTATAAGAGATGACGTTGCTGGTGCTGTCGCTAAAATTTTAACAAATCCTGCGATGTCATTTATCGTAACACCCTGGTTGTTTGTTCTTGAGTTTGCTGGTTGTAAGTCTGTTCCACTATTGAAACCACTAAATACTGTGGTTAAGTTAATTACTTCGTTTGCCATTTTTTCTAATTGTTGTGTTGTTAGTTATTAAACGGGTATTTTACCAAAAGGTACCCCACCTTTTTTATACGCCTCTTTCTCCCAAGGCTCTTTACCCGTACCCATCATGTTCAATGAACGGGAGTATTTTTTACCCTTCCAATAAAAGTTAGGACCATCCCAATCTAGGTCACCCCTTTCGATTTGGTCAACGTGGACCTTTTCGTGTTTGATAACCGCATCGTGATACTTTGGGTCTACGTCTTTGTTTATAAGGATGGTTCCGTTCTTATTGGTTCTACCAAGAACAGAAGTCTCTTCCTTAAAGTCATTCAAGTATACCGCAGGTCCGTCAAGATTATATGGGGGTTTTTCTAGCTTAAAGCCCATTACTTTCCTCGCTTGTTGTATTGATTTTTTCCACTAGACTTAGCGTCTCTGACGATTACGTTTTCACCCTTCATCATAGGCTTCTTACCTTTCATGTTGGCCCCACCAGCTTTAGCTAATTTTCTTTCTTGTCTAGCATCTCGCCTTTCTTGTCGTCTTTCTTGTCGTCTTTCTTGTCTAGCTTCTTTGGGGGTTTGTGGGTCGCCACCACTTACAAAATTAGCTGCCTTAGAAATAACCCTAGTAGGTGCCATAGCTATGTCTTTTACATTTTCTAATTGTTCATAAGCATCTCTTCTATTAGATTTTCGCATCTTACCAAGACCCAGCATATCTACACCCTTTCCATACATGTTAGCTCCTCTACCACCCATGTGTTTAGAGATTGGATTACCCATCATGTTAGCACCTGTACCCTCTTTAGCATCTTTTTTATCTCGTCCTTTGCCAAAAGCTTTTCCAGCTAATCCACCAGCTATTGCCCCTAAAGGTCCGAATGCTAACATACCAAGGCCAGCTCCAATGCCAGCACCTTTTGTTTCTTTTTTACCCATACCTAATAAATCTGGGCCTTTTTCTTTTCCAGTCATTTTTACTCCTTTTAATGCTTTTCCTGATTCTTTTATTAATTTATCTAACGCAGTCATCCCCTTTTGTTTTAAGTCCTTACCAACATCTGTTTTAGCAAATTCAGCAGCCTCTTTTTTGATTGACTTTTTGTTATTCATTTTAAAACCCTCACTGAATTTTTTACCAGCACCTAAGCTTTCAATACCAGACAATGTTGGTTTTACAAATGGGGCAAGCGTACTAGCAACAGTAATAGCCTCGGCAACACCAAAAGCATTTGGTCCCTTACCGTACATACTAGCACCATCCTTGTCAGCTCTTTCGTTTTCTAGGTAGTGTAGCCTAGCCTCTGGGCTTAGGTTTTTGTTGTAAGCCATAGACTTATCGTACTTTCTTTCAGCTCTCTTTGATTTTCTTTCAGCCTTTTTGGCTTGTCTCTTTGCTCTCATTTTTTGTAATTAAATATCTTAAAACGGTTTTATAAATTTCCACCCAATCTTAACCAATATTGCAAGTGATGTTATTAGTATAATCCAGAACAGATACCGTCTTAGGTACCTCTTCATTTGGTCTAGTATTCCTTCCTCTCTTACAACTACCTTTTCAAACGGTATCTCCACCGTGCGTATGATTGTATCGCTCTTACACTCACCCTGTATATATGTCGTGTCACCGACCCTAACATACTTAATTCTAAGCTTGTCCTTATATAAATATGTAGTATCTCCAGGTATGTTAATAAACGAAGTATCATAATCAACCCTGTCCGATACAATGTTGAATGTGTCATGTAGTGTGTCCTTGTTTAAAAGATTAGGGTACTTAATCGTAAGTTTCTCTATCCTACGTTCAGCCCTCCTAAACTTATTTTCCATCCTCTGCTCAATAGAGCATGAGTTAAATAATAATACAGTTAGGAGTAAATAGAATAAACTGTTCTTCCTTTTACTTTGCTGCATTTTAATATTTGTTTTCTGTTATCCCTTGCTTTGTAAGAAACGTGTACCCAGTCTGGGTTGTCTTTGTTTCCGTACTCCCAAATAAGTTGGTCAAAATCTAGCTTGTCCTTTATAAACTCAAACATGTCAGCGTTTGACATGCCACCAAGTGTGTCGTCAATATCCATAGCCGCACCATTAATAGCACAATGTTGTGATGTTGATGAACCCCCGATGGTCTTGTTTAACTCTACACTTCTAAACAAGCTGTTGATAGCTATTGGACCACCAACATGTTCCCTGAGTGGCTCAAACACCTTCTCACATAACAGCTTTATGTTCTCCATCTGCTCACCGCTTGGTATGTTCTCTATACCCCTCCTTGTTGCTGTGTTGCTTTTGGTTACCTCCTTGTAAGAAACGTGTTCAGTTACTTTCATTTTTTACTCTTAATGGTTATCCATTTATGTAGTGTGTACCCTATGGTCACAGACAGTAGTATTATTTTTAAGGACATCTCTAGGCTGCTAAAAGATATTCCGAGTGTTGTTATATTAATCAACACGATTTTCATTTCGTTATACATCAACTTGATTAAGGGCATTACTACTCCGATTTTTCTTCCTTCTTACCAAAAATCTGACCAGCTTCGGCAATACCAAAGGCACCAAGGGTTACTATAACAAATGAGTTAAATATAGTATCACTGTGTACTAACTCTTTACCTAGTATACCAGTGATAATGTCAACCGTTGCAAATATTGTCATCACCGAAAACGATAAGAAGCCAACGATGTTTTTCTCGTTGTACCTGTTTCTTGTTTTAAATATATCCCAGAAAGACATACTAAAGTCCTTTAGCTCTTTCAGTGATGGGACCCATCTTGCATGGTGGTTGATTTTTAGCTAAAAGACGAATACCGTCAATGCCATTACTATCGCCCTTTTTGGTTGGAAACTGACTCATGTCTAATGGTCCATCCCATATTGCGTTTATACCTAAATCTTTCTTCATTTTCTTGTTATTTATTTTTATAAAATACCCCTTGATTCGTCAGAGCCATAAAGTCCACCAAACAACTTAGTCATCTTATCCTCTCTGTTAGACACTGGGTTTACACCAGTCATTTTTTCAGACTTATTGTACGAAATATTTGAAGCACCTCTCTTACGCTCCTTCATAAACAATCCTTCGTTTTGTTCTCTAAAGTAATCAGCCTGTGCTGAGTTTACATTGCCAGCCATGACCTCGTCACGTTGTCTGCTTAACTCATCCTGCACTGGGTCAACCACTGGTGCATCTAGTTCTGGAGTTGGTGGTGGTGGTGGTGGTGGTGGTGCCCCTGTTACTGGTGTGGGTGTTTGCCCAGTAACCGTATTAACTAAGTTGCTAAATACCTCAGTTCTATTATCTCTTCTTGCTTGCCTCCTAGCTTGTCTGTCGGCTCTTCTTTCTTCTATTGTTCTCATTAGTCCCTCCTCATTTTTCTAGGTCCAGCACTATGTTTTTTCGACCTACTTAAGGCCCTGTCTATAGCCATCATGTTTGGTCCACCGTAACCCATGTCCTCAAGTCTATCCATTCTAGCCTTTCCAGGGCCTCTCAACTTACCAGCAGCCTCTCTTGACTTTAGTCTAGCTAATTTTTTCTCTTGTCTGGCCTCAAACTTACCAGCTCTTTTTGCCTGGTTGTATTTCATTTTCTTTTCTCTGTACTCTAGTCTAGATAATTGAGCAGAGTGTCCCCTCTCCTTTGCTATTCCCTTTCTTATATCTATCTCGTCCTGACTTGGTAGTAAGGTTCTAATAGGGTATTTCTGCATACTAGATGAACCGTAGTTTGTCTGCAACCCGTTAGCCCCAGTGCTTGTATCCAATGAAGCAGGGCTGTTGTACATGTTTGTAACATCCAAACCTGGGTCCACATCCCCTACATATTTTTTATTGTTTGCCATCTTTAAGTTCTCTTGTAATATATATTACCTGTTTTTGTCATTATTAACGGAAATAATTGATTTAGATAAAACTTTGTCCATGTAAGTCCTACCCAACATAATCTTGTTGTGAGTGCTGGTGGGTAAATCCTCCTGCCCAAGCATTATCTTATACATCCTATTAATTAACTGCTTAGTTCTCAAAGCTACCTCGTACACATGGTACTTTTGTGTGGTGTGATTCCTTTTTCTCCACACCACAATCCACCCATTCTTTAGTAGCCTGTCCCAACGCCTCTTGTCCCAGCTGTATGAAAACACACCAGTCTCGTAATCCTTCCTGGTGAACCTACCCTCACAGTCCAGGTATATTAAAAGCTCTAGGTCAGAGTCTGAAAGGCCATTGACCTTACACGCCCACTTCCTTATAGTCCTGTAGTGCTTGAGTAGGTTTGTATCTTTTAGTGTCTGTGGCTCTAGCCTCATAAAACAACGACAACATCAAACTCTTTTATCACCTTGTATATCACACCCTTTATCTCCATATCGAACCCAGCGTGTCTGTCGTAATAAACCGTGTCACCCTCGTTAATACCCTCAACTAGGTTACCAACCTTGGACACCGTAGCCTCCCTGTACCTTATATCGTCCTTGTGTGCGTCAGACAAAATCAGACCACTCTCGGTCTTAGTGCTTCCCTCCTTTACTGGCTGGATTAGCATGTATTTACCTACAGTCCTCATTATTGTCTAAGGTTATTGATTACACAGTTCGTTGACATAATGGTTGTGGATACAGACACAGCGTTCTTTAAAGCACTCTTGGTGACAAGTAGTGGGTCGATGATTCCAGCGTTTATCATATTAACTATCTTACCAGTTTTAACATCGACTCCATATCCCGTCCTCTTATCGTAGATAATCTCATCGTACTCACCATTTGTCATAATAACCTCGTAAGGCTTTCTAATAGCCCTCAAAAGGGCTTGTTCGACCTCATTCGATGCTTTTACTTTGTTGGATGCGTTTAGTAGTGCTACACCACCACCTGGGAGTATTCCCTCCTTTATGGCGGCCCTTGTTGCACAGATAGCATCCTCAACCCTGTCACTCTTTTCTTTTAGTTCTACCTCAGAGTTGGCCCCAACCTTTATGACCGAAACCTTACAGGATAGTATGGCAAGCCTTTTCTCTAGCTGCATTTTCTTACCTGGAAACTTAGTGTCCTCCATCTGTGACTTAACTAAGTCCACAAGCTCTTTTACATCTTCATTTAACTCTTCAACCTCAAGGATTGTCTCCTCCTTGTTTGTTATAGCCTTTGAGCATTCGCCCAAGTGTTCTGGCTGTATCAAGTCCATGTCATCACCAAGGTCTTCATTGATTACCGTGGCACCCGTTATTACAGCAAGGTCCTGCATCCTTTCCTTTCTGTTAATACCGTAGTCTGGTGCGTCAACAACATTGACCTTTATGTTACCCTTTATCTTGTTCATAGCTAAAGCAGAAACAACCTGCTCGTCAGCGTCACCAATTATAAGTAGCTCCTTGTTGTTCTTTATAACGTATGCAAGTATTGGCTCTATCTTTCTAATGTTCTCTATCTTGTTCTCGACAATAAGAACCAAAGGGTTGTTTAGTATACACGCCCCAGTGTCTTTGTCTGTAACAAAGTGAAAGTTCTTTAATGGCTTGTCTAGTGTT